GACGTTGAACTGGCCCATCTGGTCGATGCCGGCGAAAGTGCCGCGGCCCCGGTCCTTCCACTCCACGCCCAGCCTGCGCCCCTCCTCCACGCACGCGGCGAGGATTTCCATGTTGATCGGGATTTTGGACGGGTCCGCATACGGCTTGCCGAGCTTCCGGTTAAAGAAGTTCTGCATGTCCTTCGCGTTGTGGAAGGCTTCGATCATTTCCCGGGCGGAAATGGTCGGCGACAGCGTCTGCGGGTAGTGGACAGAGCGGTTGACGGCGCCCGGGTTCTTCGCGATCCAGCGGCCGCGCTGCATGTCGTCAATCCAGCCATCGCACGACGGGCACTTGTAGCGGTACTCTCCCGTGAGCCCCGCCTCGCGCTCGCGCTCATTGAAGCGCGGGGCGGTCGGGTCGAAGCCCACGCACGCCGGGAAGTGGTCGTCCATGACGTGTTCCGTCAGGCAGTGCGGGCATTCCGTGTGGAAGTGGAATTGCTGGCCGCGCTTGAACCACCAGTGGATGTCGCCGTCAGGAAGGTTCGCCGTCGAGCCCATCAGCGTGTACTTCAGGCGCGAGGCCGACATACGCTCGCGGACCTTCTCCATATCCGCGATCACCATTTCCTGGACTTCGTCAAAACTTACAATATCCATGGGATTGCTTTCAGTAGCAGTCTTGCCGGATGTCCAGAGGAAGTGGTAGCGCGACTCGCCGATGTTGCGCGTGAGCACGTTGCCGTCGCCCGCGATGCCCGACTCGGCGAGGCCGTCCTTCATCAGCTTGCGCACGGCCGGGATGGTTCGCACGATCTGCATGAAGCGGTTCGTGGACTTGCCCGCGGCGAGCATCTGCGACGGCATGAACATGCCGATCTTCGACGCCGGGAAGCGCAGGCCGAGGTAGATCATGGCGAGCATTTCCATGACCGTGAACCCGACCTGCGTGCATTTCATGATGATGTCGATGCGCTGATAGGCGTCCTTCACCGTGTGCGGCACGAGGTCGTAGATGAAGTGCATGGCCGGGCGGTCATCGAGGCGGAACGGGTAGCCGTCCACCTTCAGCCCTTCGGCGCTCAGGCGCTCGCACCACTGGCGGAAGGTCTCGTCGGGCCCGACGATCTGCTGCGACGGCGTAAGCTCGATTGGCGCGTCCACGAACTCGCCGAGGCGCTCCTGCCGGAACACGTCGAGCGACATGGTCGAGCGGTCGTACTCGATGGCCGCCTGGTCGGCGTACGGGTTGTCGGGCGCGCTCAGTTGAAACCCGTTCCAGTCGTCGTCAGCAGACCCGTAGAGGGCCGCGAACGCGCCGCGCATACCGCAGGGCTTCCCGAAGTACCAGGCCCGCCCATGGCGCACCAGAAGGTTCAGGACCACGTCGTGGTGGAAGTCGTTGATGCCGTCGATCTTGTGGGCGTCGTCCACCACGACGAGATGAAACTCGTCATAGATCGGCTCAGGCTTCTCGCGCGGGATGAACTTGATCGAGCCGCCGTTCACCAGGTCCCAGCGCATGTGCTCCGGGCGGTTCAGGAGCAGCGGACGGATGCAGCCGAGCAGCGCGAGTTTGTACGCCTCAACGTCGGCCTGCGTGGGCAGCACGAGCGCCGTGCGGAAGCCGTTGAGCGCGCCGAAGTGGGAAATCAGGAGGGCGACGAGCGCGAGGGTCGTCTTGCCTGAATCGTTTCCGCCATGGACGAAGTTAAAACGCGCAGTGCTGGCGAATGCCCGCGACTGCGCGCCGAAGAGAAGCGGAAGCCGAATCTCGTGCTGCTGCACCGTGAAGCCCTCAAAAATCGTTGAACTACCTACGATTTATGGTGGCGTCACGACGCGATCGGGCTGCCCCTATTGAACCATCCACGCCGACTCGGATGCGACGAGCGAGTTATTGGCCCCGGTGTAGGTGTACGTCTTCACGCGCACGATCGCGCTGGATTCGACGCACGTATCGGTCAGCATGTTGCCGTACGTGTCATAGGTGTAGCTGTGCGGCAGACTGGCCGGGTCGAATGCGACGCCGTTCGAGTCTTTAACGACCAGGCGGACGGGATTTGCCATGACTATTCCTTAGAGATCGGATAGTCAGATCGTCGCGTCACGAACAGGCGCAAAAAAGGCCGCGCGCGGCGGCCTTGCAGTGGGCGACGGGGCGGTCAGCCGCCCCCTTCGCACAGGAACTTGACCCTGCCGCGAATCTCGTCAGCGCCCTTCCCGTCGTTATAGACCCGGTACACCATCCTGACCTGAGTCAGCATGTAGTTCTTCCATTCTTTCGGCGTGTCGGAATTGATGATCGCCATGGCAGTCTGGTTTTCGCTGTGCCCTTCGTCGCGAAGTTTTGCGATTCTGTAAATCGTGTCCGCCTGCTGATCGCAATAGGATGCGGCGTGAGCGCCGAACGATGCGACCGCCAGCAAAGCTGCTATGAGAGTTCTTTTCATGGCCCCGTTCCCCTTGTTCGTTTTGGGCAAGCGGGGGCCATTGTACTCCCCCGGCAGATTACTTTTTGCGATCCGCCGCGTCGCGACAGTGCGGGCACGCACTGAACTCAGCGCCGTCCTTGATGACGGTGTAGAGATACTTGCTCTGGCAGGCCGGGCAGGTGCCGAGCATGTCGCAGCCGCCGCGCACGGTCTTTATCCGAAACCCTTCGGCCTTCAGCGCGCGCACGAACGGGGTGATAACCGGGTCCGTGATCGCTGCGCGGCGATCGAAGAACGGGACGCCGTCCGCTTTTTCCCGGTCGGCGATTTCGGCGAGTGCCAGGCGCTCGCGTTGGAGGCTGGCCGCAGAGGGTATCAGGGCGGCCAGTATGGCAGGTGTCAGGGCGGGCATCGTGGGGCTCCGGGTTAAACGCCTGCGGCAGCGAGCGCTTTGATTGCCTGCTCGATCTGCGCGAGGCTGATCTGCTGCCAGTCATCCATGCCTGCGACGCCGCGCGCGACGGCAATCAGTTGATCCACGGCAGCGAAGCGCTCCGCGTCGGCTTTGGTCGGGATCATTCGCGCGAGCGCCGGCGCGGTGTCGGGGCCGTCGGCGTCGTACAGGTAGTAGCCGCTGACCTCGCGGTCGATCTGGATATCGCGGGCCGGTGCTGCCGCATTCGCTCCGGGCTCGCCGTCGATGACGCGCTTCTCATAGCCGGGCGCGCCTGCACGGTCGTAAAACTCTTTTTCGACATTGATCCACGTCGTACCGAAGCAGAGCGGGCGGACTTGATAGGTCGGTTTGTTCATGGCTTGGGCTCCAGGTTAGATGCACTCGTCCTCGTACGCATAGACGCGCACGTCGGTCGAGTAGTTGTATGTGTTGCGCTCGTCAGAGCATTCGATGGCGGCCTGACGGTCCCAAAACACGGCCACGTCGCGGCCGTACTCAGGCGCGAAGTGGCCGATATGAGCGACGATCCACATGGCCGGGACGCGCGGCTTTGCGACAGAGAGGGGGCGCTTAATCATGGCGGCGGCTCCGGGTCAGGCGAAGATGGTGCGGCCTTGCGCGAGGTATGCGCCTTTCGGGGTCGGCAGCCCAAACAGCAGGCCGACGTACTTGTTCGCGGCGCGCATCGTGGCGAAGCGGTAGGCGACCGTGCCGCCGACCGGGTTCTCGTACGTGACGCGGAACGTGACGCGCGAGCCTTCCGGCGCGATGCGGTCGATGCGGGCCCACATGCCCATTTGCGCGGGCAGGTCGGGCATGTTCGTGTCGGTGTAGATGATGACGTTCGGCATGGTCGGGCTCCGGGTTCTGGTACTGACAAAGCCCGCTCGCGGCGGGCTTGTGTGGGGCGGGTAAGGCTTACAGCAGGTTCAGCAGACCAATCAGGCCGGGGCCGTCGCCGAGCATCGTTTTCGTGAGCACGCCGGGCGCGTAGAGTTGGACGCGGAAGCCGTCGTTGCGCAGGCGCAGGAAGTATTCAGCGGCGAAGCGGATGGCGGCGTTTCCTTCGAGCCCGGTGATGAGCGTGTCGCTGTCCGACTTCACTGCGAACAGCGGGGTGTTTTCGATTGCTTCGATGGTGACTGTAGTGACTGACATTTGCTTGCTCCTTCGGTTGGACTGGGGTCTTACTCGGCGATGGTGTAGACGTTGGTCTTGACGGACGGAACCGGGCGCGCCCACAGCGGCATGGCTACGTCGGTCCATACGACCTGCACGGTTGCCTTGCCTTCGAGGCGCAGAGCTTCGAGGCGACGGCGGGCGGCCGATACGCTCAGGCCGTTCTTCTCTGCGTACTCTTTCACGGTCGTTTTCATCCTGGGGCTCCGGTTGGTTTGGCGTTTTCTGCTACCGTGAACACAGTGTATTCTGCTTTTCGAGCAGATACAAGGAGAATTTGCGGGAGAAGCAAAAAACCCGCCGAAGCGGGTTTATCTGAGTCGCGAGGCTGCGTTACTCGTTTATCTTGCGCGGATGCGCGGTGCTCCCATACAGGCGCGGCGGGCACGGCCTGTACACTTCCAGGAACGCATCTGCGGCCTCTTTGGGCGTCGCGCGAGCGAGGGTCTGGTTCTGGCTGCCCCACGGCCAGAAGTAGACGCCTCCATCATTCGTGCGATGGATCGGATAGCCGGTGCGGTTCTGCCCGCGATAGGTCTCCAGGTGGAACCACTCCTCTTTCGAGACCGTTTCGGTGCGCCACATTTGCGCCTCGTGCGCGGCGCAATCCTCCTGCTTGTCGAATTCCTTGCCGTCTTCGGCGCGGTAGATCGTTTTCATGTCTTTCTGTTCAGACTCTGAAGGTATTCAAGGATCGGGACGGCTTCGTATTTCTGCGTGTTGAGAACCTCCACCACGCGCTCGCTGAACGTCTCAATGACGAAGCGCCCCGTCTCTTTCTCGCGGATGACCCATGAGGCCGTCCGCGATAGGCTCTGCGTGAACACGTCAGACGCCCCGCTGCTTGACGTACACCAGCGCCTTATCGGCGATCGCGATCGCGGCCTTGGCTTCGCCCTCGTGGTAGGCAATGCACGCAGCCATCAGGTACTTCGAGTGCAGCGAATCGCCATGAACATCGACGCCGCCCGCCAGTTCCATGATCAGCTTGACTGCCGTCTGGTCCTCGCGATCGCCATCGCGGCCGAGCCACGCCTGAGCCTCGCCGCTGCCATCGCCGTAGCAGTGGACGCCGGTATTCGAATCGAAGTAACCAACATCGGCGCGGACTTCCGTGCTGTAGGTGAAGTCTCGGAAAATGTACACGCCGCGATCCGGCGCGGTCACGATGGCCATGACGTTGCCGGTTGCGACCACGCGGGCCTTTGCTTGATTCAGGTTCATGATTCATTTCCCCTTGCTCGGCGGCAGCACATAGCCGCCCGTGTTTTTCGCGTACTTGTCGGCCTGCTCGCGAGTCTCGAACCGGGCGAGAGTCATCATCTGACCCGGCTTGTCATTCACGACCGTCCACAAGGTCTCGTGCCAGAGAGGCCTGGCTCGCGCCGCGAGGGCGCGATCCTGGTGCCAGGTGCTCATTAGTCGAGCGCGTTGAGTGCGTCAATCAGGCCCGGCGCGGCGTCGTGCATCGAGGCGCTCACGCTGAGATCGGGGCAGCCGATGCGGACGCGGAAGCCGTCGGCGCGCAGGGCGAGGAACAGTTCGGCCGCGCAGACCTTGGCCTGAGCCGCATCCATGTCGCCGCGAACGAATTCGCCGTCGCTCTCCACTTTCCACTTGCCGAAGGCCGCATGCTTGATTTCGATCTTGCAGGTATTCATGTCCGCATCCCCTTAAATGGTGAGGAAGTAGCCGCCTTGCGTGCCGAGCGGCCCTTCACTTTTACCGATCACGTCACCGGCAATCAGCCAGTACGTTGCGTTTTCTTCCGCGTCATAACGCGACGTGCAGCCCGCGTTACGTACGCTCTGCTCACGCCGCAAAGCAGCGTGAAACTCCTGAAATCCGACCGTTCGCATGATCAGCGCTGCGGATGCTTGCGGAAGCCCTTGCGCGGCGTGTCGCCGTACGGGCGGACCTCTTGCAGGTCGGCCATGACGCCCCACACGGCCGCGTAGGCGTCGTGCAGATAGCCGTCCTTCACGCTGTTTTTGAAGTTGCCGTAATCGATGTTGCGAAGCGCCTGGCCGATGACGAAGCCGACCATGTCGCGCGGGATGAAGGCGCGGAACTGATAGTCGCGGCCGGGCAGCGTCACCACTTCCAGGTCCTTCACGGCCTTGCCGAAAACGGCTTCGATATCGCCCTTGCGGCGGGCGCGCACCATCAGAACGGTCGGGTCCTGGTCGCTGTTGACGATCGACAGGAAGGCGTTATTTGCGCAAATCCACATGATGATTTCCTCAGAAAGTTAGTTGAGCTTGCGGTCAGCGGACGACAATCCGCGCAACCATGAACACGAAGGCAATGAACGTCAGGCACGCGAGCGGGATGAGCAGTGCGAGTGTTGTGCTGTCCATCCCGTCCCCCTGTGTTGTTTCGTTCAGTGAGGCCATTCTATTCTGCTTCAAAAGCAGTAGCAAGCACTTTCTTCGGGAAAAGCAGATTTATTTTTCAAAGAGGCCGCAGGATGGTCCCGAACTGGCGGAAGTGCTCGATGAACGGCTCGGCCGGGTCGGCTCGGCCGCTCTGGTCGAAGTACAGGAACGCCTGCCCGCGCGTGTTGGCGCGCTCGGATTTGCCGTCCGTGTTGTAGAACTGGATGCGATGGTCGGTGAAGCAGATAGCCTTGGCGTCAGCAACGAGCATGCGGAAGGCGCGCGTCTCGGTGGCGTTGTTCACCAGGACGATGCCTATCTCGAAGCGGTCGTACGCGAGCGCCTCAACAAACCGCATCGCGGCGTCGAGCCCCGGCTTGCCTGAGTACGGCGGGTTCATCCAGCACGTGCGCACCTTGGGCCACTCCAGCCCGCGCGCCGGGTTCGGCCGCTCCAGCGTGGCGTACTGCCCGGCCTGCACGATCTGCTGCGCGTCGTCGCTGCTGTACGGGTCATAGTCGATCGAGCCCATGCACGCGCGGGCCGCCTCGATGTACTGGGGCGGGGTGAACCACGCATCGGCGTCGAGCCGCTTCTCGCCGGGCGCGCTGCCCACGTAGGCGAGCGCGGCCGAGTTATCAGCGCGGCGCTTCATTTGAGCTTGAGCAGGTCAGCGCGGCGGGCGATCAGCTTGCGGGCCAGTTCCGCCTTCTGCTCGGGGTTGCCGGGGCCGTAGTCCATGACGAGCGACTTGATCTTCTCCGGGCTCACGCTTTCGACGCGCTTGACGCCCGCCATCAGTTCCTGGTGCGTGATACCGCCGAAGACGCTCGATGCCTGCGGGTTCGTGCCGTCGGTCAGGGTATCGAGTTCGCCAACCGTGTCGCCGAAGTGCTTGCCCTTGGGCTCACCCTGCGCGCGGAACACCAGCGAGCCGCCCACGTCCACGCGCACCGCGTCGCCCTTCTCGTCTTCGAGCAGGTTGTCGTGCGCGAGGCCGACCACGTCCCAGTTGGCGAGCCACGCATCCACCGCGAAGCCATCCATGACGCTCGGGTTGCCCTCGCCGAAGTCCTTCAGCTTGCCCAGCCCCGGCACGATCTTCGACGCGATCGCTGTGCGGTCGCCGGCAGTGACCTCCTTCAGTTCGGGGACCTTGACGCCAGCGGCCTCGTAGAGCTTCCCGGCGAGGATTTCGTTGCGCGCGATCGCGGTGGACCTCGGGACCTTCACATACCATTCCTGGCCGCTCGGGTCCTTGAAGAAGCCGCCCGGGTTCGAGCCCAGTTGCTTGCCGACCTTTTTCCAGTCGTCCACCGACTCGCGCAGCGGGCCGCTCGGCTTCATGCCCGCCATCGTCGCGAGCGTGCGGTCGTACTGGCGGTTCGCCGCGGCGTGAACGTCGCCGGGCGGCACGAGGATGACGGCCTGCGTCTCCCAGCCGCAGTCGGTCGGCGAGCCGCCCACGCGCTTCGCGCTGTAGTAGCGCGTCATGGTCTGGCCGCGCTCCACGTCGCCAATGAAGCCCGTGATTTCGACTTGCAGGCCCGACTCCTCGAAGGCTTCCTTGATCGCGGTCGCTTGCAGGTTGATGCCGTCGTCGGCGTGGCCCTTCGGGAACGTCGTGCTGTAGCCAGCGAAGCCGTTGGACGGCTTGACCATCCACACGCGGCCGTCGGGCTCGG